ATGCCAAAAGGTACATTGTACTCTGAGTATAGCTATATGAATATAGGTGAGCTGTTAATAAAGGGAATTACAATAGATCCTAAGCCAGAGGAAGGATATTCAGGAGACTGGTATTGCCAGAGACTAACAGAAATAGGTGATACAAATACAATGCAAGAAGAGCTTGAAAAAGCAGATCAAGACACCAATTACGATATTAGACTTAGATTATACTTAGAGTCAAGAGACGCAGCATTCGACTACGACCAAAAGTATGCGGTATACGATTACGTAGATCTATCAGACTTAATAGAAAGATTAGAACAAACTAAAACCGATCTAGTAGCATCTGCATTCCGATTAGCCCAATCCAATAAATAGCATGAATCTAACACAATTAATCTTCGCCTGCTTCATCATATTCTACATGACGGTAATTAACGATAACCTCTACCAAATCCTTAAACACATAGAAGCTAATACTACACAAGAACAACAGAAAACCATAGACTGCCAATAACCCAATACAATAAAGAATAACACAACAGCATAACATAAGCTCAGCTAATACCCTCATTGACATACAATACTACCCATATATTCACCACTAACCATATGTTCACATACTACCAGACTCTAACACCACTTATCAACCCTATATATATAGTACTATTACTATTATATTACTATTACTATACCCCCTACTATTATTACTACTATTATATAGTACGTACTAATAATAATAATATTGACAGTAATAGTACTAATAGTACAATAAGGGCCGTAGGCCCGTTAGTAGTACAGTATAATAGTACTGGTACAGTACGGGGCTTCGCCCCTATATATAGGCTTTTTAAAAAACTATTTAATACCCCCCTAGAGGGGGAAATACAGGTAACCGCCAGTAAGGGGTATGATGCTGTATAAACATTTTTAGGGGAACAGGGAGTAGATACAAATATATACAAGGAGGAATATAGGGGATGAATGAACCAAATATAAATATGGACGCAGTGCAGATAGGGTATGTTAAATATGAAAATAGGTTAGGTTTTAAAATATCTAAGTTTTCGAATCAATATGCTTTTGGTATACACTTAGACTTTAAGGGTGTTAAAAATTTTAGTAAACCTATGTTCACTATCTATTTTTTTAATAGGGTAGTATTTTTGGGGTATATATTGAAAGAGGTAAAGAAATGAGCAGGAAACAAGCAATAGGAAGATTTATGGTTTTTGTAATGATGCCTATACCTGTTGAAAGTGGTTATTGGGAAAAGGAACCAGAGTGTTGCATATGTGATGCAGATAATAACCTAGAACCAGTTATTATAGGATTAAGTAGTGAACAGGCGCACAGTGTTGCGGATTTTTGGAATGAATGTGAGGAAGGTAATTAATTATGAGTGTAAAGAACTATAAGGACGTAATGGAGCTAAAGGCTAAAGCTGATGCGCTTGGCTTTCAAATATCAATAGGAAACAAGATTAACCTTATTAAAGGAGAGGTTAATATTAAATGTGATGAGGTTTACGAGGCTACGCTTGTATTACACGGCTGGCAGCTTTGTAAGGATGCAGAAAGTAGACTACTCGCAAGAATTAGAGAACAGGCAAAGCCTAAACCACCAGTATTAGATGACGGACGAAAAGAAGATAACGCTTGATGATTTTAAGCTTTCTGAAGAGGAAGAGCAACATTTGGCCAGTTTAGATAAACCTGTATTAAAAGCAGGGTATATGTCTAAGCTTAAGCGTGACTTTTGTAAAAAACATGGTATAGAATACCTGTCCAAGAAAAAACAGGCTGAGGCTAAAAAGGAAGAGGACGACGAATTTACCCCTAAGAACGCTGCCGATATTCGTAGGGAGATTAAGAAATACGCGCATGAGATCGGATATTCATCTATTAAGTCAATGATGGATATGGTTAATGAAAAGGATAAGAAAGGTGAATTCGTATTAAATGCTGGTCAGAGACTAGCTATTCACAAGGAACTGGCTAAGTATGAAGCTCCACAGTATCGTAGTAGCGATATGGACGAGGAAAATAAATCGAACGTCTCTGTTGAGATTAAGCAGTATAGCTATGAGGAAGGCGAAGATACTGAGGTATTACCTGAGATTAATGACGAAGAGTATGATGAATTCGAATTTTTAGAGGATGATGATTAATTATGAATATACAAGTTAAATACGGAGTAGGGCATAATAGCAGTACAGGTGAACCAATGTGGTTGTCTGTTGCAGAAATTAAAGGAAAGAAATATGCACACGGCATGTTATTCAGAAGAATGGATAAAGATCAATATATGTTTACAGCAGCAAGAGATTTTACTCATCAGTGTAATTTATTGAAAATAAAAAATGTTCGTGTTAAAATGAGAGAAGATGTGGATATCATGTCTAACTTCAAAAAGTACGAAAATGAACAAAAAATTAAAACCTAATAAAATCCTCGTATTAAACCCGAATGTTAAAAAGAATACCAATATACCCTACCCGCGTAAAAACGTCATATACGGCAAATCTAACCCATTGACGGTCAAATTAGAGATACAGTTAGACCCAGCTAAATAAATGATACAACTACCAGCGCACGGATTCACACCCAGAGTTTATCAAAGAGGCTACTGGGATTATATGCAAAAAGGAGGCAAGAGAGCCGTAATGGTTTGGCCTCGACGACACGGAAAAGATTTAACAGTATTTAATCAGACCGTATTACAGTCACAACTTAGAGTTGGGCTATATTGGCTTATATATCCGTTCCTCAATCAAGGTAAAAAGATTTTATGGAATGGTGTTACGGGTGGTACACTAAGAGCTGACGGCACAAGAAGTCCGGGGGTTAAGTTTATTGATTATGCACCAGAAGCTTTAGTTGAAAGAAAAATTGGTAATGAGATGCGTATTAACATGCGCAACGGAAGCATTATACAAATAATGGGTGCTGATGACCCAGACAGACTAGTAGGTGCAAATCCAGTAGGTGTAGTCTTCTCTGAGTATTCGCTTATGAGTGAGCAGGTTTGGAAGCTCATTGTCCCTATCCTCGCAGAGAATGATGGGTGGGCTAACTTTATTTTTACACCTCGTGGAGAAAACCACGCATATGATTTAATGCTTAAGTCCCAAAAAGAAAAAGATTGGTATTGCTCATGGCTAACATCAAAAGACTGTAAAGTACTTACAAAAGAAAAATTGAGGGAATCTAGAGAAGCATTAGGCGATGAGGCATTATTTCAGCAAGAGTTCTTCTGTTCTTTCAAGTCACCAATTCAAGGTGCTTATTATGGCCCTCAAATGAGAACAGCGACAAAAGAGCAGAGAATAACTAATGTGCCTTACGATACAAGACTTGAAGTCCATACAGCATGGGACTTTGGATACGGTGACGCTACAAGTATATGGTTCTACCAAAGATGGGGTCAGGAGATTAGGTTAATTGATTATTATGAAAATAGCGGAGAGGGTATAGAGTTCTACGCAAAAATACTTAAACAAAAAAATTACAATTACGGAACTCACTTTGCCCCTTGGGATGCTGGATCAGGAAGCGTTCAAACCGGAAGAAAGCTTAAGGACCATGCAAGATTAAAAGGAATTAAGTTTAAAGTCCTACCAAAAGAAGGTGTAGCACACGGCATAGAAGCCGTAAGAGACTTACTATCAAGATGTTGGTTCGATTATAGAAGATGCGACTTAGGTATTAAAGCATTAAAGTCATATTCAAAAGCTTGGAATGAAGAAAGGCAAGTGTACTCAAATAACCCAACACATGATTGGTCATCACATGCAGCAGACGCAATGAGGACTTTAGCTATGTCTTTCAAAGAAAGAAAAAAAGAAACTACGAGACAGAAGTATGCAAATAGACCAAGAAGAGTTATGTGATAGAGATATATTTCCTAAGGCAAAAGAACTCGTAGAATCACAGGGTTTAAACTATCGAGAGCAATATGAAATATACATGGGCAACCATTATGTGGTAAAGACTCCAAGCTCTATGATATGGGCAAAGAGAATTAACCATCCTGTCAAGGCTTGGTTTATTTTTCTTGCTATAGGCTCAAATTGTTTTAAGATTTGGTACAAGCAAATGCCATATTACTTGCCCAACGTAGCATACTACAGGCCGCTAAGGGGAAGGGATAGATTGCATATTATACCAATGAAGCGACTAGAGAAATTTATATGTTCAAAGAAATAAAAAAATTTTTTAAATTTACACTACTATGTGAATTAGGAGGCGGTGGAAGCACGGCTGTTCAAGCACCACCCCCGCCACCAGAATTACCCCCGCCACCAGTAGTAGCTCCAGAACCAACACCACTGCCAATAGGAACAGAGATTAGTGAAATAGCACCTACCGAGGCAGAGAAAGAAGCATTTAGAGCAAATACCAGACTAAACGTATTAGCTAGAAACAGAACAATACAGAGCAAAGATACAACCAGATTGACTGGTTCATTAGGTTTAACAGCAAGCGGAGCTTCAACGGATGCATCAAGACAATTGTCAAAAACACTGGGATAACGAACTATACGAACATAATGACGCATATATCGAGGCAGTCAAATTCTATAAAGGAAACCAAGAGCTTTTGGATCAACACATATTATTCTTTGCTAAAAAAGGAATTTGTGTCGCAAAGCCCGACCATATGTTACTCGCTTGCGTGGTTGACGACGACACTTGGTTCATTGGACTGGCAGTTGGTAAAAATGCATTTGAAGTTTTTTATTGGAGCATTCCTTTTTACCTACCCTATGTTTCTTGGGTAAGAGAGAAGAGAGATGGAGGAAAGCAGATTTACAAATACAGTTGGGAGAAATTAGAGAGAAAGTTTACAAATGGGCAGTTCAGGAAACAACAGGAGGCGAGCACAAGCAGATCAGCAAGCTCAAACGCAATTAAACCAACAGTTTAGAGTTTTGCTTGAAAGAGCTAGGCCAATATTACCAGAAAGAGAAATTGACAGAATCATTCGACTAAGCCCATTTGGAGAAGAGACAGAAAACGGATTTAATTTAGCAGATGCTACACAAGAACAATTCAGAACACTATCAAGGGAAGTTCAAAGGGAAGAACAAAGAAGGGCAGAATCAGCAGCAGGTGCTAGGTCATCTAGAACAGATGAGGCTATTGCAGAGAGAAAGGCATTTGAAGAAGAGAAACAAAGAGCAGAAGGCAGTGTATCATCATCGGTTAGACGATCAATCGTAAGAGGTGGTGGTTTACCGAGGGAAGGTTCCCTCGCAAATACAGGAAGCTCAAACGTGCTTAAAAGAAGGTTAGGATAATGGCTAAAAGTACTAGAACTATTTTAAAAGAAAAGAACGAGCAAAAGCGTCAGATAAGAAGACATTTCGATGACCTATTTAGGGATATTAAAGATTTAGTTAGGCCTGACACTTCTCCATTTGAAAACCCATCAAAAGAAGATACTGAGATAGGCGAAGAGAAATATTGTGAACAATTTGACGGCACTGCACCGTGGGCCAATAATACCCTAGCTAACGGATTAGCATCATCATTAGTATCATCAAGCTCCAGATGGTTCGGCCTGCAATTAGAAGATGTAGCCAGACCAAATAAAGATCAGAAGGAGCTTTTAGAAAAAATAACAGATAGGATTTATAAGGTATTTAGTTTACCAAAGTCATGCTTTGGAACTTCAACACACGAAGCATTCTTAGACGTAGGAGCATTTGGAACCTCAGTTATGTTTGTGGTTAGAAGTCAGTTGACTAATGCTATTACATACAAAAGTGTTCCGTTGGGAGATTGCTATATTGATGAAAATGCAGACGGAGAAGTAGACTCACTGGATCGAGACATAAGAATGACTAAGCGTCAAATACTTCAGCGATTCCCAGAAAAACAAATACCAGATGAGATTTTAAAAGATAAAGTCCCAATGACCGAAAACTATCTAGTAGTGCATTCGGTGTTTCCACGAACAGAGAGGGATATGAAGCGCAAAACTAAAAACAATAAAAAGTTTGCTTCATTTTATTGGTTAAAAGATATAGATGCACCACCTTTAGAAGAGGGCGGTTTTGACAGTTTTCCTTATATTGTTCCAAGGTGGTCAACTATAGCAGGAGAGAGATACGGAAGATCACCAGCCATGACTTGTATCTCTGATATTAGAATGTTGAATGAAATGCTTAAAGAGATATTAATTAACGCTCAGCTAAGCAATGGACCTCCTATTGTAGCAGAAGATGAAGGACTTTTACCTGATGTAGACTTTGGCCCAAGATCATTGATTTGGAAAGAGCCGGGAACTGAAGACCCGCACGTGCTAAATGTAACAGGAGTCCCATCTCTAATGTTGCAATTAATTCAAGACGCTAGAAACCATATTTCGAGATGCTTCTTTGTAGATTTCTTGAGGCAAGAATTTAAGAAGGAGAGACAGACAGCATTTGAAGTTGCTGATAAAAGAGACGAAATGCTTAGGCTTATGAATCCTATGCTAGAAAGACTTCAAAAAGAAATGCTATCTAAGCTTATCGAGAGAACAATAGACCTAATGAAAGAGGGTAAGGAGTTTCAAGGTCTAGAAGGTTTTGATCTAAATAGACTAAAGATCGTCTTTCAAAGCCCAGCTACAATGGCTCAAAAGGCAATTAAGAGCTTAGATATGCAAAGACTTTTAAATGAAGTATTGCCGTTAAGCGAGTTATTCCCAGAAATTAAGGCAAAGATCGACGGATCTAAATTAGCAGATTTTATTTTTGACAATAGAGGATTCCCTGCAGAAACATTAAGAACAGATGAGGAAGTAAGGGAAATGCAGCAAGCAGAAGCAGAACAACAATTA